AATCTCACACCGAGAGTTTTCTTCCTCGATCCACTTCATAGCCTCCTCAGTAGCCATCACAAAGTCAATCGTTTGGTTTTTACCCGTGGACCTTGTCACACGTTTCACCAACCCTGTCGTTTGAACCATGATGTCGATCAGCTTGGTTCCCACATTGGCTCTAATCCGACTGTCCCATTTAGTGTACTCAATGTTTCGGTTCTCCATGTTAGCTTTCATGACTTTCCGAGTAAGATCATACGGACGAGTCTGCATGTTTTTCTGCTCACGTTTTCTGAGCCACTCGTAGGCCGGTTGGTCCTCCCGCTTGAATTCTTGGTAAGCAATCTCGTCCTCAATCATACGAGCAATCCGAAAAGCAGTCGCTACCAACCGGCGTTCAGCAGCAACACCGTCGAGGATTACCCGACAGGCAATCAAAGCGTTTACCTCAGGAGGTAGCTCTTGAAGTGGGCCTAGCGTTGAGTGTCGGGGCCCGGTGTTTCCTGTAGCTGAACTTATGAACTCACGGATACCTTCAGACACGCGTTCAGTGGCAAAATGAAGTAGCTTCCGGACACTCTTGGTTTCGGTTTCCCGACCTGCTTCCTGAGACTTTCTGATGCGACTCCAATGACGGTCTATACCCATCCCCCGCATCCTGTCTTCAAGTTCCGTCTGACGCTCCAGGTTGGATTCAAAAGCAGGGTCGTCGTGTATCTGTTGGATGATCTGATCGGTAATCGTTTGGTTCATCTTATAGCCTCTCTTTCAGATGTCTTTAAGTTGTCTTAAAGAAAACCTAAAGAAGTAATCTAATAATCCTTACCCCCCTATAGTCCCCCTTTCCTATGGTCGGATGTTCCTAAGGTGTGGGGTATTACACTTCACACCCCTAAAACGCCTCACACCACGCCACAGAGAGACAATCTTTTAGATTACTTCCACTAGCGGATAAGTCAGGCCAAAAAGAAAGCCCACGCCTGAACGGGAGCTAAATACGGCCACTTAAGGAATAGTTTTATTAGCGGATAGGCGACACGCCACATTTTGAATCCGATGCGAGTAACCCAACAAAATTTAACTCACTGATTAACATTAAGTTTTGTTATCCGCTGGTTGATTAAAATTACGCCACACCACTGTTTACACCACAGCTCGCGCCACTTACTGTATCTGCAGATTGAAATCCGTTGGTGTTTTCTTTCTCCAACATACGGATTGCATCAGCAAGATTATCGGGAGCCATGTGAACATACCTTTGGGTTGTCACGATGGAGGAGTGGCCAGCCAATTCCTTAATTGCAGGAAGAGGTACACCCTTCATCGCTAACCTGGAGCAAAACGTGTGACGCATTACGTGGGGAACAAATTGAGGGTCAGACATGAGACCCATATGCTCCCTTGCGCGGTCCCAATAGTACCTCAAAGCATCTCCTGAAATCTCCCCAAATATTCTATCAGTAATCTTGTCAGTTCCAGCTATCCGTTTATTCAACACTTCAGCTGCTCGATAGGTTAGCGGAATAGAACGCGGCTTACCCCCCTTGGACTCCCAGATGTGAAGCTTTCCATTCTGAATGTCCCGTGGCTGCATCTTCAGGAGTTCTCCTCGACGTGCTCCGGTATCTAGTCCGACCTTAACGAGATCCTCCATGTCCTCATTGCCGGTGAACCTGAAGAACGCCAAGATTTCTTCCTCTTCCCTATCGGTGAACCATCGAATCCTGTTTTCAGGCTCTCTCCTCCGAGGGATGTCGGGCACATCAGGAATATACTGGTGCTTCTTTGCGTACTTCAGCATGGTGGACAGTGCAGACATCTTCCGGTTGATGGTGCTGTCTGAGTTGCCCTTCTGGACCATCTTAAGGATCATGTCCTCGATCCTTCTGGAGGTCACCTGAGTGACAGGGAGATCCCATCCCAACATGTCACACACCAGACGAGTGTTCAGGGCTGGGCCCCGAGTGTCCTTATGGCTTGTCCAGTGGTGAGCCAGTGTCTCCTCCCTGAGTCTCTGTAGGGTTACCCCCTGATATACCCCTGAACGTGTCTCGCCCATGTCTACAGGTCGTCCATTGCGAATATCTAGACGGGTCTGCATCTCCCAGGTTTCAGCGTCCGCATATTGTTCAAATGAACGGCGGTATCGCTCGCCCTTGTGGTGGACCGTGGCGAGGTACTTGCTCCCTCTCTTTGCTATAGGCATAATGCCCTCCCGTTGCTACATAGCCTTGCCTGGGTGGCGAAATCGGTAGACGCGCTGCACTCAAAATGCAGTACCGAAAGGTGTGTCGGTTCGAGTCCGACCCCAGGCACCAGATTATTCCTGAGTCTCTACGATCCCACACAAAGAGGAAGCTACCCGCTTGCCCTTTGGAGTCAGGGTAATAATCTTACGTCTCCTTTCCATAGGATCCTCCATCGCTTCCACCAAGCCGTAGCCCTGCTTATCAAAGCGAAGCTTGTCTGATACAAGCGATACATTCCTTGAACATGTGGATTGAGCTAAATCACAGCGCGAACCAAGATCCTTGATGGTAATTCCTTCATTCATAGCGATGGTCACAAAGACCCCCGCTGTCTGCATTTGCATATCTGGATAGATCTTCCGAAATTCTTCGATGATCTTGAATACACGCATCAGGTCACGCTTATTGATAGCACTCATGGCGATAGCCTCTAACTCCATATTTATCCGGAGCCCGGACTTATTACGATGTGGGTCCGCCCGAGCCAAACTGTTAAATCGTCAGTGTCTTGGTCAACCTCGTAATCGAGGAAGCTTTTGCCCGTGACGACAGAATTGAATTCAACGTACACGGTTTTCTTTAATGGCCTGATATTAATGAATAGGAACACTTCGCACAACCTCTAATTGATATGATTTGCCAAAGGATGGTAAGGAATTCTCATTATGAGATTCCGGTGCCGCTCTCTCTTTAGAATTTTCAACTGGGTTTATGCGATATCCTGCACGTAACAACCGCACTCCTGGGAGGAACGCATGAAAAAACATATTTTCCAGTTTTCCTGTTCCTATGCAGCATTTGGATAGCTGTTCTTCTTATTCCTCGGTTCATTATGTACCCCCTGTTACGTTGGTTCCTTGTACGGATAGTTTAACTGTATATTTATACACCTCTTGTTGTCAAATTTTGAACGGCTGGGGGAGCGGCTCTCTTTAGACACCGACGCTGCTGATTTTTCCAGTACCTAGAGAAGCGCCCTCTCCAGCTCATTGATGTAGTTTCTTGCTTGGCATCTCTGTACCCCGCATCGTATGCAATCCGTGAGGCACCTTCTGAATACATCTGACGGTTATTCATTTTTCCTCCTTATAGGGTGGCCAGCCGTATTCTCCGTTTGAGTCTTGCCACAGCTGGACCATCTCTTCGTAGTAATCGTTATGCGCTTTTGCTTCCTCGTAGTCTTTCTGGCCTTCTAACCCAACTGCCAGGATCAACACCAAGGCAGAAACACAATAAAAGGTCTTGAATGTCATCATGTTTAAATCCCACAGATTGCATTGAGTACAGACTTGGCCTCTTCAAAGGATCCACACCTGGTGTGCCCTAGCGGCTCCTTTCGGATTTCTGCTGGCATTGCTGGTCGGGCCTTTTGAACGCTAGCGGGGTTTTCTCTCCGGTACTGCGCCCTCATCTTGGCAACTTCAGCCTTTTCCTTTTTGTGCTGCGAGTAGTCATCACACATAGACGCCGCCAGGGCTGCCTGATTAATGTCCTCGAGTGTTAGCGCGGTCATGGTTTTAAATTCTCTTGGTTAATCAAATTGATTAGCGGATAGTTCAAGCCGCAGCGATAAATTGTGTGGCCTTATCAACCACGAAGCCGGTGTCATCCTTTTTGGCCTGTCCTTTTGCTTTCAGGCCGACGATCACGTTGGCGTTATCCAGAAACCGAAGGTCAGTCTCATCGCCATTGATCACACGGCGACCAAGGAAGGTTTCAGGGAGATCCTTGTCACGGAACACGACCGCCAGATTAGCTCCGTACTTGTCAGCAGCAGACTTGATCAGCATGGCGTATTTGGCGCTTGCCTCGCTGTAGCTGGCAGTGACCTTCCAGTTATCCACACCAGCAGCCGCTCGGATGATGCTCGGAGACTTCGTGTAGTCGTAGAACTGGACGTTTGGGAACCACTCGAAGACGGTCTTCCCGAAGTGAGTGACGTTCGCCCAATTGATATCTGAGGTGCCGTTCAGGCGGACTGCTGGGATCATCCCCTGCTTTTCCGCCTTGTTGACCAGGGCGTTAATCTCTCGGATCAATAGCTCCATGAAAGCTTCCCGGTTATTACGGAAAAAGGCAGTACGTCCAGCTCGTGCCATGCCGATTCCCGGTGTGAAAGCAGCGCGACCAGCGGTCACCAGACAAGCTTCACGGCATCCAGCTTCACGGCTCATTGGGCAAAGCTGATCATCCGGCATCATATACATGACGCCTGTCAGGTAACCTTTGGTGGTTCCCTTGGTGGTTTTGCTGTCCGCTCCGACTGATAGCAGCGAGGCGCAACCGTGTTTCTTTGCAACTTCTACCAGATGTTTCTTAGTGACCATCGGTTATCTCCTTTTCTGGGTGTTATCAATGAGAGGATATATTCGGGCACACCTAACCTGGCGGTGGATGCACCCTGATATATCAACTCGTTTAACCGATTACGGCAGTAGCCGTGTTCAACAACTCAAAACCAATCCAACTGATAACAGCGGTATAAGCGATCAGAGCTTTCATTTTTTGGCCTTTTCGTAGGCTCTTTCGATCACGATTCCGACGATCTCAGAGCTAGGATTATGGAAGCTTGCCTTCTCTGCAGCGGTTGCGAAATCAGCAGCAGCGAAAGTAGCGGTTGTCTTGTCTTCGTATGTAATCAGGAAGAATCTCATGATAACCTTTCCTCGTTTTGTTCAACTAGCGGATATATTCGGTCACAACCTATCCGATTAACTTGGTAACCATCATAGGCCTTTGGTTTCAGGCTGTCAACCGTTAGTGGAAAATATTTACCAAAGGATAGCAAAAAAATACTAAAAGTTTTCTGGTGGCCCCCTGGAGGAATGTCTGGAGGAATGTCTAGAAGAATGTCTGGAGGAATGTCTGGAGGAATGTCTGGAGGAATAGTGTTATGTTATAACATCACAAAAAATACTACACTCAACACCCACACCCAAAAGAAAAGCCCCGCCGTTAACCCCGCGCCATCCAACGGTTAACAGAGAGCAAAAAACAAAGGTATACCTCACCCCTACGGATTGATGAACCGTAGCGAATCCATACAGATCAATGACTTACCGTATGTTGTGGCGTATTTTGTGGTTTATCGGCATGTTTGGGCTGGAAGGCTTGCCAGTTTGAGGCCCCCAGGGGGGAATCGCGCAGCTTTATATTATCAAGTATCGACTCAAAGTTTTACCCAAAAATGATCCGGTATATTATCCCTTAGACCTCCCTTCACATTTTCTCGCTCTCTCAGAGACTGCACAGGCAATCTAATAGACCAACCCTTTGGCGATCCATAGGTTAAACCGAGCGTCTCACACAGAGCTTCTCAGAGAGTCTCACAGTCGATTCCCGAAGACAAACAGGGCGATAGCGCCAATCCCTAAGATCATCGCACCGTTCACCAAAAGGATGCCCCATCCGGGAAGCTCTTGTAGGAATTCCATGTGGATCTCCTCTAACAGATGTCTAATAGTTTCACTGTAGGATTCAACACTACAGGTTAGACCCCACCAATGTGAACGATAGTGAACCTACTATGTCAGATCAACCATAAGACCTCTATAGAGAGTCTGGTAACGTGTGGTTATCACTACACACTACACAATCCAGAGACCCCACTAATGGTTTATCTTTAAGATGTCCTTAAGAATATCTTAAAGAGTATCTAATAGATAAATCTTAGAGGGGATCTCTCGATCCCTCCTGGGGTGTGGGGTATTATAACTTATTGATTTCTGGAAGGGTCAAACACTGGCCCAAGTGACCTCCTCATCAAGCATGTTTGCTCCCAAGACTGACTCATGAAATTTAGCTAATTCGTCATTCAGAAGCTTTTCTCTGTGAGCCTCCGCAGATTCATCAGCATCTTGAGCCATCTGTTCTACCCAGTAGGCTACTGCTCCCGCAAGAGCGTCCAGACGGTCATCATGAGCTAATGATCCTCTGTCTGCTGTCAGACGGGTGAGCTGATAGAATAAGCTATACTTTGGATTCTTGGCTGTCTCAAAGTCTCTCTTGATGACTTTCTCATCGACAACCAGTCGGTGCTGGTTAAGGACAGGCTCCAAGACATCAATAATTCTTCGTTCTTTCTGTTGGGTAGCCCGTGGACCTTCTGCCAGAGTACAAGGATGAATCTTTCTGAGCCAAGGCTTGAACAGCTCATTAAACATACCATCACCAAAGTTAGGTTCTGACCAGACTTCATTTACTTTGTACTTGGCAGCTAACACAGCGAGAGACTTTAAGGTTGCCTCTGAATACCCTCCTTCCTGGAAACCTCCAACATCCATCACAAAGAGATACCCATGGAGCATCTTCACGACAGCGTAGGAGGTCTCATCCTTACCTCTACCTGAGGGGTCAATAAACATGACTGTGCCGGTGTACTCAGCCATATCGCTGGACTTCCACATGGGACGATGAAACTTGTCTCCTGCCAGTCCGACGTTAGGAGCGTCCGGGATGACATACTCAGGCCCTGAACTCCAAGCTAATTTCACTGGGGCCATCTGTTGGTCAAGACTCATACAGATCATGTCAGAAAGCTTCAGTGGGTATTTCTCTTGGTCAGACAGGCTGGTGTCCAACATGAACTGTAAGGAGAAGCCTGTTCTTCCATAAGAAGCCTCACGCTCCATAAGATCTTCATCACCAAACCGTTGGGGATCAACTGGAGATCTTTCAGGAGTCCCTCTTTCAAGCTTCTCCATAATCATAGGAGCAAGTCTTCCAGAGTAATGCTCAGGTTCTTTTGGAATTCGAGCTGGCCAGATACGAAGTTCATATCCCCTACCAGACAGCTCGTTATAGATAGACATCTCAGTCTGTGGTGTCCCGAGGAACGTCGTGGTCCCCCCAGGCTTCAAGATGGCATCAAACTCTTTGATTCGTTCTGACAGCTGCTCTCTAAGAGTGTGAGTCAGAGAGTTGTTCAAAGACTCTACGTCATCAGCAATGATCTCATCTGCTCGTGAGCCTGTTAGCTGTCCTGTGATACCAACAGATTTAACAGAGGGTGAGTGAGAGATCCCTGCAGGACCAACGTCAAAGGCAATGTTAGAGTCTCTCTGACCGTGCTTGGGCCTCAAGTGAGTCAGCAGGGGCATCTCATAAATCAGCCTTTTGGTAAACGTAGAGAACTGATCAGCACGATCCTTTGAGGCAGAGACGACCAGGAAGTTGAGATGAGGATTTAGTAGGAGCCTCCAACAGACATAGGCTGAAGTGATCCATGATTTGCCTACCCCTCGGAATGCCTCAATAACTTTCCTTCGGGGGCCATTCTGTAGGTAATGCCCGATGTCATACTGGACTGGCGTTGGGTCAGGCTTAGGGGCTGTGATCGCCCCGCCCTCCCAAAGAAACTCCCAGGTAAGAAACAGGAAGTTTCTAAAGTCTAGAAGTTCATCAGGCACGTTTGCAGTAACCTTTTGATGAGACATATCGTACAGAGCTTCTGTGAGGCTCTCTGTTGGCCTTATATCCTTAGGTGGTACTTATGCACTACCGGATAGTTTAAAGACCAACAGAGAGCGTGAGATTGGATCCTATGGGTATCTAAAGATCAGTGCGAGGTAGGATCGGTAGGATCAGTGAAAGGAACTTTGCTGGATAGAGCACCTGCCAGACTTCCTACAGGACTGTTCCCAGGGTCAGCGACATCAATTCCATTATCCTTGAGGAACTTTACTGCTTGAGCAATCTCTGAGGCTGTCGCTTCTCCGGACTCTACCTTTTCTAATAGATGGGTTCCAATTGCACAGTGGAGATTTTCAAGAAGTTGGTTAGAAGCTTTTGCCACGTTTAACTCCTATAATTTTTTCTTTTGTATTTCTCTTTAGCTGTTGAAGAACTCTAAAAGCTTTCGGAGCAATAACGATAAGTTGAAATATTAAAAGCATAGCCGTTCCAATTAGCACCCAGTCCTTCACTGTTATTCCCAGCCAGGTAAGTCCGGAGATGCCAACAGGAACTGGCACGGTTATTTGGGCGGCTGTCTCTGCGGCTTGTTTTGCGGATGACATTTCGCTCCTCTATTTGTTGAATAAAATGGGTGTTAACTAGGAGGGAGTTAGCGAGGTTCTGGTTGATAACTAAATAAATCTTCGGCTTCCTCTACTGGCTTGGCCTTGAGGTGGCACAACACACGTTTAGCCGGGCATGATCTGTGGATCTGCACTAGGCTGGCGGAAACGCCGATAGACGTGTCCTCGTTATGAGTCACAGTGTCCAGCACAGAGCAGCCGGACAGGAAAGCTATGGAAATTATTAGTGCGAGTATCTTCACGTTTACCCCTCCGGCTTATCAGGCCAAACAACGTCAGAAGGAAACCCAGACTGTGACGGAACATCTCTAAGAGCTTGCCGATAGTCTGCCCATGCTTGCTGGTCAACCGGCGCATCTGTGACTTGCGTCCAGTCTGAAGCTGCCAGCAGTGCGTCTCGCTGTGTGCGGACTTCATCGGCTTGTGCATCCAGAGCTTTCTGGTCAGGGTTGTAATCCGGCTTATCTGGCACTGGCGCATCGGGGAAGTCGTCGGCAGTAAAGCCATACCGCTCAATAGTGGTTGTGTCCTGAGTTAGTACCCAGTTTGCCCCGTCCCAGTCGTACT